GCGAAGAGCTTTGATTTGATCGTGGCCCGGTTCAAACAGCGAGAGGCGTCAGGAGTGAAGAGACGGTGAGGAGTGAGGCGTGCCCTTCGGGCGGTTAGACGTGAGGCGTGAGGCGTGAGGGGTAGCCCTCTGCCAACTCCTTACTCCTCACTCCTAACGCCTCACCCAGAGGCTTTAGATGCGCAAGCGGCCTAAAATCAGCGAATACCGCTTCGACCAGTGGGCGGAGGATCTCAAGGCCTGGATCCAGGATTCGGTGTCGCCGTTCGAGGACGATTCGCCGGAGAAGCAGGCCGAGCGCAAAGAGCAGGCGCGATGGGACAAGCTCTTCTTCATGAAGACCTACCTGCCCCACTACTTCTACGGGGAGTTCGGGGACTTTCATGATGAATGGTCCGACCTCGGCGATATGCGCGATGACTGCGTCTTTGTGGCGGCGCCGCGCGAGCATGCGAAATCGACCTTCTTCACCTTCGGCGATCCGCTCCACGACATCTGCTATGCCCTGCGCAAGTTCATCATCATTGTTTCCGACACCAACGACCAGGCGACGGGTTTTTCTTTGCCGATCCGCCTGGAGCTCGAAGACAACCCGAGGATCAAACACGACTTCGGGAGTTTTCTTGGCCCGATCTGGCAGAAGGGTGATTTCACCACTTCGAATGGTGTGCGCGTGCTGGCCCGGGGGCGCGGAGAAAAGGTCCGGGGCCTGAAGAACCGCCAATACCGGCCCGACAAGGCCATCGTCGATGATTTCGAAAACGACATCAACGTCGAAAACCCCAAGCTGGTGAAGAAGGGCAAGGACTGGCTCTTGAAAGCCGTGATCGGGTCGCTTGGCGCTGGATATGTCTTCCTCATGATCGGGAACCTCTTCCATCCGAAATCCATCCTGGCCCAGTTCATGGCCGACAAGGACGAAGAAGGAAAGCCGCTCTATGTCTCCAGGATCTATGCGGCGATCCTCGACCCTGGTACCCCCGACGAGCGCCCACTGTGGCCGGAGGCCTGGCCCCTGGAGAGACTCTACGCCAAGCGCAGGAAGATGGGCTCGGTCGCCTTCAACGCCGAAATGATGAACCTCACCGGCGCCGAGGACAGCCCCTTCCGCGAGACCTGGTTCAAGTACTTCGATCGGATCGAAATCGTGGCGCCGGCGATGTTTGTTGCGACTTTCGTGGACCCGAGCGCCGCCAAGGGCGAAGCGAACGATTTCAAGGCCATCATCACGGTGGGCCTGGAGCGGGACATCATGCTTTTCCGATGCCTCCATGCCTGGATCCGGCACGCCAGCCCGGGCGAAATGTTTCGGGCGGCCTACCAGCAGTTCGACACCTACGGCGGAGCCATCGGCATCGAAGAGAACATGCTGAAGGACTTCCTCCATGATGCCATCTGGAACTATGCGCGGGATGTCGGCCGGTATCTCCCCTGGCGGGCGGTGAATCATTCCACCAACAAGGAAGCCCGGATCATCGGGACGCTCTCCTACCTGGTCGAACACGGGAAGCTCCTCTTCGAAAAGGGCCACAGCGATCAGGATCGCCTGGTTGAGCAGCTCATCTACATCCTCAACGCGAATGTGAACGACGACGGCCCGGATGCTCTCGAGGGAGCGGTCAGCATGCTGCAGAGCGGCGGCCCAGCGGCTTACGTGGCGGTGGATCCGGAAGCGGGCGAGAGGCTTACGACCCGGCTGGCGGGGATTCGGCGGGAGGAGAATGAGCGTGGCGAGACGGGGCGCAGGTTTTTCGGCGGGGCCGTGGGCCGGATGATGCGGTCGTTGGTCGGCGGCCGGTTGGGGACGGGTGAATGAAAAAACGATCCACGAAGGCACACGAAGGAACACGAAGAGATGACTCGGGCCATGCCCACCTGGAGAGCAAGGGCTGTCGGCTGGAGTGCATTGGTCGGGCTCCAGCCGCGAAACCACTTCGTGTCTATTCGTGTGACTTCATGGATGGAAGGGCTTTTTGATGGGGATTAGGTCGACGTTGGCGAAATTCCTGGCGCCGGAGCTGGTGGACCGTGGGGCGGTGGAGCAACTGGTAGCCGAGGAAGTGAAGCGGGCGCGGATGGGTTTGCCCTTCTATGCGGACTACGACCCGAAGGGCGAGGGGTTTCGCCGGTACGCCATCGGCGGCAACCAGGTGCGCATGGACATCCTGCCGGCCAGCCACGACATGATGATCGAAATCGCCTACTTCCTTTATGCCACTTCGGGCATGGCCAAGAAGTTCATCGAGGACACCAAGAATTTCGTCATGGGGCGCTGGGTCACCTTCGAAGTCAAAAATGACCGGCCGGACAAGGGGGCAACCGACCTGTTGAAGGAATTCTGGAAGGATTCCATCAACCGGATGGATGTTTTGCTCGGGCCGCGGGTGGCCTTTCTGGGGCTCCTGGGCGAGCAGTGCTGGCCGGTGACGGTGAACCCCCACAACGGCTTCGTGCAGGTTTCTTATGTGGATCCCGCCAACATCGATGACGTCATTCCCCTGCCAGGTTTTGCCGAGATTGCCGACATCGTGCAGGTCAGGAGCGTCGAGCGCGGCGGGCAGCCGCTGCGGGTGATCCGGAAAGAGCGCGACCCGAGGAAGCCGGAATACGGGAGGCTGGCCGGAGATTGTTTCTATTGGGCGATCAACAAGCCGCCCAATTCGCCCCGGGGCTGGAGCGATCTGCTGCAGGCGGCGGACTTTATCTCAAGCCTGGAAGAGTCGCTCTTCAGTGAACTGGACCGGCTGAACCTGATGAAGGCCTTCATTTGGGATGTGACTTATGAGGGAGCCGACGAGAACGACATCAAGAAGTTCAGGGAGAGAAACCCGCCGCCCAAGCCCGGCAGCCTGCGCATCCACAACGAGAAGGTGACCTGGAAGGCCGAGGCGCCCGACCTCCAGCATCAGGACACCAAGTATTTCTTCGACATGATGCGCTCGTATGTTTCCGGGGTCCAGGGGCGGCCGGATTCCTGGTTTGGGAGCGGCGGCAAGGCCTACCAGACGGAAGCCGATCTCATGGGGGAGCCGACCTATCGAGACCTGGAGGTCCGACAGAATGTGGTCAGAACCATGCTCGAAGAGGTGCTGAGGTTCGTGGCCGACCAGGCGATCCTCCACCGGGCGCTGCCTGAGCCAGAGGGCGGTGGAGATTACGAGATTTGCGTAAATCTCCCCTCGATGCGGAAACGGGACCTCAAGACCGCGACCGACAGTTTGAATTCGGTGACCCAATCGCTGGTGGCCGCGGAGACCCAGGGATGGGCGAGGAAAGAGACCTGCCAGCGGATCTGGGCGGCGGTGGCCAGTGAAACCGGGGTGGAAGTGGATGCCGAGGAAGAGATCGAGGAAGCCAGGAAGCGGGACGCCGAGCAGGTGAGCGAGGACTATAGAAAGGTGAGGAGTAAGGCGTTAGGCGTTAAGCGTGATGAGTCGGAAGGGGGGAAACCCCTCACTCCTCACCCCTAACGCCTTACCGTCCGAAGGGCGCCCCGCACCCCTTACGCCTAACCTGAAGGATTTTGGATGACCGAAGCTGAGGTCCGGTACAACAGGAAGCTGGAAGAGCTGGTGGAGGGGGTTGGCAGGCTCGAAGAGAGAGAAGTGGCGAAGAGCATCCGGCTTTTGAAGGAGCTCCGGAAGGAAGTGGCGCTGCAGATCGTGGACAGTGACTGGAAGACTCACCACGTGCCGCAGCTTAAGGAGGCCGTCGAGAAGGCGGCGTCCAGGTTTCTCCAGCGATACCGGGTCCTTTTGACGGACGGGCAGGCGAATTTGTGGCGGGCGGGAATCGACCAGGTGGACTGGCCGTTGAGCTATATCGGCATCCAGGCGGGAACCACGGAGATATCGAGGACGGCCCTGGAAATCGTTCAGGGCTATTCGGCGGACCTGATCACGAATTTGAGCCGCGATGCGGCAGCCAAGATCAATGCGGAGATTTCGATGGGCATTCTGGGCGGCAAGACGCCCTGGGAGGTCATGCAGGCGATTGGACGGAACCTCGATGATCCAAGCGTTTTCAGGACGATTGCCGTGAGAGCGGAAACCATCACCCGAACGGAGCTTGCCAGGGTCAACAGCCTGGCCCGGGAGGTGAGGATCGAGGATGTGGTCGCGGCGAATCCGGACGTGCGCTGGCTGAAAAAGTGGGTCAGCTCGGGAAAGGCCCATCCGCGCCCGCACCATGCGGCGCTTAACGGCGTCACGGTGAGGGTCGACAAGAACTTTCCGGGCGGCATTCCGTATCCGCACGCGCCGGGCCTGTCGGCCAAAGACGTCATCAACTGCGGCTGCAGCCATGTTTTGACGCTGGCCGATTGGGAAGGGGCCGGCGGGGCGGTGCACGGGAAGATGCCGTACCAGCCGCGGGCGATTTGGGACTGAAAGACATCCACGAAGGAGAAGGCATGGCTAAGAAAAGCGACAGTGAGGCAATGGACATGGCGCCGGAGCAATCGGTTCCGTTTCAGGTGTCCGGGCCGAAGGCTGTTTTGCCGGAGCGGGTTTCGCGGGCATGCGAGGCTTACGGCATTGACGAGAGGTACCTCATGGCCTGGAAGGAGGAAGACGTAATCGGCCGGGTGGTGCTGCTGACCTGCGGCGGCAGGAAGGTGACCTGGCACGAGGGCATGACGGTCGAAAGGCTTATGGAATTTGAGATTAGCGGCATACCTCCAAGGAAGAGCTGAGATCGCTTCGTGCAGCTTGGTTCTTTCTTCGTGTGACTTCGTGGACCGGTTTTGAGAGGGCGAGATGCTCAACCAAAAGGCTTACAAACGGGCGCTGGAGCTGATCCGGCAGGGCACGGTGGATCACACCTCCGGGTGGTCTTTCGGGGCTTCAGACGGCAATGCGATTCTGGGGCAAGATCAGGACTGGGGCGAGTACGCGCACTGGTTCCTGATGGCGGTGCCCGGGGCGAATCCGGAGGCGAAAGAGGCCTGCAAATATCCTTTCGGGAAGGATGGGAAGGTCTACCGGTCAGGGCTGGTGGCGATCCGTCAGCGGGCGGCTCAGCAGAACGAGACGGAGATTTTCGAGGCGGCGAGACGATTGCTCGAGGCGGTGGACAAGGGGCTCGAGCGGAGCGCCCGGGAGGCGCTGGCGACCGGAACAGGCAGGATGTCGAGCGAGACGGACATTCGGTTTCGGGCCGATGCCGCGATGTTGGCAGCACGCCAGGCGGACGAATCCGGAATGGTTTGGGATGCGGTTTTGATCGCACCCGGGCTGTCGCGGTCGACGCCTCCGGTCTATTGGACGGAAGATGTGCTCCAGGCGGCTGCGCCGGTTTTCGACGGCGTGGATATCAACGCCTACGACCTGTCGCCGGAGTACTTCGGCCATCTGCAGGTGCCCCAGGGCGGCGAGCTGGAAGACCTCAAACGCTACCTGGTGAAGAAGAAGGCCGGGTGGGCCGAGCAGCCCGAATACCAGACCGGAATGGGGATTGTGGCGCGGGTTCATTTCCTGCCGGATCATGCCTGGATTCCGGAGTCGCTGCGGGCCGGGCAGAACGCCGGGGCGGATGTGCTCGGCCTTTCGATAGATGCACGGATCAAGGGGGTTTCCGTTGCGGCGGGAGAATCCACGGTTGTGGTTCCGACAGAGATCGTGTCGGCAAGTTCGGTTGACGTAGTGACCAGGCCGGCCGCGGGAGGCAAATTCCTGCGGGCGGTCGCGGCAATGGCCAGCAAGGAGAAACGTATGGATAGAGCAAAGCTTATCGCAATCATCAGGCAGAGTCGGCCGGAGCTTTTGAACGGGAAGGACGATGCCGCCATCGCCGCGATGACGGAGGAAGAGATTCTGGCGCTGGTTCAGCAGAGCATGGCGAAGCCGGAGGGCGGAGATCCGGACAAGGGGGACGGCAAGGAGGACAAGAAGCCCGACGGCGCTGCCGGCGACCCCGCCAAAAGGGCGGCGCAAAGCGAGGGGCTGACCCCAGCGCAGATCGACGAGCAGATCAAGAAGGCTCTCGACGATCAGCGGGCGGCAATGGCCGCCGAACGACTCCTGGAGGACGCTCTGGACAAGAGCGGCCTTCCGGCAGGAGCGGTCAAGCGAGTCAGAAAACTTTTCGATGGCAAACGGGCAAGCCAGGCCGAAATCGATGCCGAGATCAAGGCAGAGCGCGACTACCTGGCGAGCATGGCCCAGGCGGGCGGGACTCCCGCGCCCTGGGGCGACCAGTCGCGGGTGGCGGTTGGGCTTCGGCCGATCGACAAGATCCAGTTCGCCATCGACCGGGCATTCGGCCTGACCAAGCAGGATATGACCGATCTAGCCCGGATGGAGCGGCTGGACGGGCGCCCCATCTTCAACGACTACCGGGCGGCCCAGGCGGCGGATTTCGATGACGTGCCGAGGCTTTCCGGCCTTCGCGAGTTCTACATCCTGGTTTCCGGAGATCACGAGATCAGCGGCCAGTTCATCAGGAGAAACCTGGCGGCGGACCTCAGGGTGTCCCAGGAAATCACCTCGACCACCTTTTCCTACATCCTCGGCAACACGCTCAACCGCAGGCTGGTCAAGGACTACAACGAGCTGAACGGCCACGAGGACCTGCTCATTTCCGAGCGCAAGAGCGTCAAGGATTTCAGACTCCAGGAAGCGATCGCCCTGGGCTATCCGGAGGACCTGCCGCTGATCGACCCGGAAACCGAGGACTACGTGGACGGGGCGGAAGTTACGGATGAGGAAGCCACCTACCAGGTCCGGACGCGCGGTAGGCTGCTGACCATCACCCGGAAGACCATCATCAACGACGATATGGGGTTGGTGCGGCGTCGAGTGAGCCGCGAGGGCCGGGCGGCCCGAGGCACGCATGCACGCTACGTCTGGGCCTTCGCCATCAGCAATAAGACCTGCACCGACGGCACGGCCTGGTTCACGGATGGACACGGCAACCTGGGGGCAGCCGCCCTGAGCCATACCACGGCCCTGGTAGCTTATAAAGCCCTGGCCAGTATGACGGAGAAGGATTCCGGCAATCCCCTGGGGCTCCTCGACGGCGAGGCGAAGCCGGCCCTGGTTTACCCGGTAGCCCTTATGGAAACCGGCGAAAAGATCGCCGGCGAGGATTTTTACTACACCACGAACGACCTCACCACCAAGGTTCCCAACCCGCTCAAGGGCAAGGTGACACCGGTCATGCTGAGCCTGCTGACCGATACCAGCGACTGGTACATGATCCTTCCGCCGGCCCTGGTGGACATCGTCGAGATGGGCTACCTGAACGGCCGGCAGGAACCGGAGATGTTCGTGGCGGACGCTCCGGATGCCGAGCACGTGCTGAAGCAAGACCGGATCATCTACAAGATCCGCCACGAGTACGACGGCACGGTGGTGGATTGGCGGTCTGGGTACAAAGGAGCGGTGACTTAGGAGGTGAGGCGTGAGGCGTGAGGGGTAAGGGGTAAGACCCTTCCTGTTCCGCACCGTTTTCCAAAACGAAGAAAGGAGAGTCCGATGATCGGATGGTTCAAAGAAGGCAAAAGAGGCGGCATGCTGCTCACGAGGGTTGTGGCGGCACTGCTGGTGCTAGGATTGGTTGCCGGCGAGGTCTTTGCGGCGGCGTATCTCAAAAATTCCTACGCGAGGTTTGGGGCAACGGCGGGTCAATCGCTTTCGATCGGCGACGTGGTCTGCCTGAAGGATGCCGACGGCTACGCGTACAAGGCGGATTCCGACAACGCGACGCTTCGGCCGGCGGTGGGGATCGTAACCAAAGCGGGGGCTGCGGGCGAATCGGTCAGCATAACGACCCTCGGCATTTTCGGGGGCTACTCGTCGCTCACCGAGGGGGCGCCGGTCTACCTTTCCGCGACTGCCGGCGCGGTGACCCAGACGGCGCCCAGCGGCTACCTGCAGCAGATCGGGATCGCGATCTCGAACACGTCTTATCTCTTCGACTTCAAGGCGGCTACGAACGAGTGCGTGGCGACCCACGATTACGACAACAGCACCACGGCGTGGACCATGACGGCGGCGGAGGCCGGTTGCCAATATATCTACGCCAGCAATGCCAGCGGCGGGGTCAATGCGGTGCTGCCGGCGGCATACCCGGGACGGATCTGGGCGGTAAACAACCAGACCGGGCAAGTCTTGACCTTCAAGGTGACCGGGGGGTCAGGCGGCACGATCGCCAGCACCAAGACCGCCATTTACGCCGGCAGCGCGACCGACGCGGTGGAGATCTACGAAAAACCTTAAGAGAGGGTAAGGCGTGAGGCGTGAGGCGTAAGGCGTTAGGAGTGGTCAGGTGCCAGGGGGTAACTCCTGACGCCTCACTCCTTACCCCTCACCGGCCGCAGGCCGCACTCCTGACTCCTCACGCCTGACCGAGGAGTTTTTGTGGCGAATTTGCAGGACTATTACCGGGCATTGGGCGAGCTGGTCCCGAGGAATAATGCGCTGGGGCAGGAAG